ATGAAAAAGGAAAAAGTTCACAGCACCCTGCCGGGGCTATCGAAAAATGCACTGACCGTACTGGAGAAACGGTACCTCAGACGAGGAGCTGACGGGAAAACCCTGGAGTCACCGGTCGACATGTTCCGCCGGGTTGCCAACACCATAGCCGGAGCCGACCGGGTGTTCGATGCAACTGCCGACATTGCCCCCCTGGCCGATACATTCTTTCGCATGATGACCGACTTCGAGTTTCTGCCAAACTCTCCCACCCTGATGAACGCCGGCCGCGAACTGGGACAGCTCTCCGCCTGCTTCGTGCTGCCGGTGGGAGACTCCATGGAGGAGATCTTCGACGCGGTCAAGTTCACCGCCCTGATCCACAAGTCTGGCGGCGGCACCGGCTTCTCCTTCTCCCGCCTGCGGCCGGCCAACGACATGGTCAGTTCCACCACCGGCATCTCCAGCGGCCCCCTCTCCTTCATGCGGGTCTTCGATGTCGCCACCGAAACCATCAAGCAGGGGGGGACGCGGCGCGGGGCCAACATGGCGATCCTCAGGGTCGACCATCCCGACATCATGGACTTCATCATGTGCAAGGCTGACCAGCAGCAGCTGAACAACTTCAACATCTCCGTGGGACTGACCGAGAAGTTCATGCAGGCGGTGGAGCGGGACGAGGAGTACGCCCTGGTCAACCCGCGCAGCGGCAAGCAGCACGGCAGCCTCAATGCACGCAAGGTCTTCCAACGCATCGTCAAACAGGCCTGGGAGAATGGTGAACCGGGCATCGTCTTCCTGGACCGTCTGAACCGCGATAACCCCACCCCTCAGGTGGGTGAGATCGAATCCACCAACCCCTGCGGAGAGCAGCCGCTGCTCCCCTACGAATCGTGCAATCTGGGCTCCATCAACCTGGGCAAATTCGTCGCCGACGGGGCCATCGACTGGAACAGGCTGAAAGAGACGGTCCACAACGCGGTCCACTTCCTTGACAACGTCATCGAGGCCAACAGCTATCCCCTACAGCAGATCAGCGACATGACCCGCGCCAACCGCAAGATCGGCCTGGGTGTCATGGGATGGGCCGACATGCTGATCCTGCTGGGCATCCCCTACAGCTCCCCCGAGGCGGTGAAACTGGGCAAGAAGGTCATGAAGTTCATCAATGACGAGGGGCACCTGGCTTCCCGGGAGCTGGGCAAGATTCGGGGTTCCTTCCCCAACTTCAGCGGCTCATGCTTCGACACGAAAGACGCCGAGCCGATGCGCAACGCCACGGTCACCACCATTGCCCCCACCGGCACCATCTCCATCATCGCCAACGCATCATCCGGCGTGGAGCCGCTCTTCGCCATCTCCTACCTGCGCACCGTCATGGACAAAAACGTCATGGTGGAGGTCAACCCCCATTTCGAGAGGATCGCCAAGGAGCGCGATTTCTACTCCGAGGCGCTGATGAAGCGTATCGCCGAACACGGCACGCTGCACGACATCGCCGAGATACCCCAGGACGTGCGGGAACTGTTCGTCACCGCCCACGACATCTCCCCCGACGACCACATCCAGATGCAGGCCGCTTTCCAACTCCATACCGACAACGCCGTCTCCAAGACCGTCAACTTCCCCAACTCGGCCACCATCGAGGACGTGGAGAACGTCTACCGGCTGGCCTACCAGAGCGGATGCAAGGGGGTAACCATCTACCGCGACGGTTCCCGCGACGAGCAGGTGCTCTCCACTTCCAAGAAGAAGGAGGCGCCGCGCGAACCGGTCGCGCCCCCCGAAGAGAAGAAGGCGATCAAGCGCGACCGTCCCAAGTCCCTCAGGGGGAGTACTCACCAGATGCAAACCGGCTGCGGACCGCTGTACGTCACCATCAACGAGGACAAGAACGGCCTCTTCGAACTCTTCACCACCATGGGCAAGGCAGGGGGCTGCGCAGCATCCCAGAGCGAAGCCATCGGCCGCATGGTCTCCCTGGCATGGCGCAGCGGCGTTCAGGCCCGCCAGGTGATCAAGCAGCTCATGGGCATCTCCTGCCACTGTCCCTCCGGCTTCGGTGAAAATCGTGTCCTCTCCTGCGCCGACGCGGTTGCCAAGGCCATCCAGGCCCACCTGATCGACAGCGGCTACAACATGAACGCCGTCACCGCCCGCCAGGAACGCGGCGCCTGCCCGGAGTGCGGCGGTGTTGTGGAGCACGAGGGGGGCTGTTCCGTCTGCCACGCCTGCGGCTATTCGGAATGCGCGTAGTCTTTCACTCTCCCTGACGACACCTGCCCCTGTCGCCTCCCCTCACCGGGTGGAGGCAGGGGCAGAATTGTTTGAGATCGAATTGTTACAAGTAATTCAGGAGACTATATTTTGCATACTGTTCCCCTAAGCCCCTTGTGTAAAACCTGCTTATGACCTGCTATTGATAACCGGCGACCAGCCTTTTACCAAAAGATTCTGCGGAGGAACCTTTATTACAAGTGCATCAAGAAGCGGAGCGGCAACATCTTAACTCATAACAAGTCCACCACTTGGAGTAGGTTCAGCATTTGAATGTTGCATAATTCACCCCACAAGGAATTTAAAATGGAAAAATGCGTTTACTGCCAAAACCACAGAAAACAAAAACCAGTATCAAAGGAAATCAACACGACAAGACAAGTACATTCAATTGAATACATAGACACTGCTTATTGTACTCACAAGCATTCGCCCCTCTCAAATAAAGACCTAGAACAATGTATTTTTATGTCGAACTTAATCCTTGAATGCGAAGGATTATTTAAAAAATGCACCATACCTAGAAACAAATATTCAGATTACGATTAATTCAAATTCCAACTCAAAGCGCTCTCTTCGTTGGCTCATCGAGGGCTCCTCAACATACTATCTGTACACCTCCGTCGCCTTCTTCCTAGCCGCCTTGATATCATCTTTGATTTGAAACCGGAATTAGTCAGTTTATGCGCAACCCCTGCCCCGGATGTCCCCAAAATGTCCCACAAACAAAACGAGGGGGCTAGCCGCTTGGCCGCCCCCCCTGATGTACAACGCAATTCAACTATGTAGTGGTGCCCGGAGCCGGGATCGAACCGGCACGGCCTTACGGCCGAGGGATTTTAAGTCCCTTGCGTCTACCAGTTCCGCCATCCGGGCCAATCACTTACGCCGCTTTTTCATGACATCATATGTCACGAGGTTTGGAACTACGTGATGCTATGTTTTAATCTTCGCCAAGGTGTTTCTCCAGGGCCAAGCGGAGGCGGTCGGCACGTCTGTGCAGATACTTCTCCGTGGTGGCTATGGATGAATGACCGGCGATGAGTTGCGTGGTTCGCAGATCGGCATGCTCAACCAGATCAGTGAAACAGAGATGCCGCAGCAGGTGGTTGTGCATGTTCTGGCTGATACCGGCACGCTGGGCGGCACTCTTCAATGTTCCCCGCAGATCTCGATACGGCCCCTGATTGCGGGCCGAGTACCAAAGCCACCCTTCTATAGCATTTTTACTGCGTGTTTGCAACTCCGCATGACTGTCTTGGTCCACAATCGGAATATGGCGAATCTTGCCGCCCTTGCCGGTGATGGTGAGGATCCGGCGCTCGATGTTGTAGTCGCCTTCCCGCAGGTTGAATGCCTCGGATTTCCGGAGTCCGTATTTGACCATCAGCGAAAAGAGCCCGCGGATGCGAGAGGGAATCTCCGCCAACAGTTTGGCGGCCTCTTCCTGGGATGGAATGGTTTCCTCGGGTGGACGGATCATCTTGGTTCTGAATTTCTTGATCTTGCAGGGAATGTCATCGATGATTTCCTGCTCTTCGGCCCATTTGAACAGGCCGGACAGGGCGCACAACTCCTTCTGTACCGTCGCCGGCTTGACCCCCTCCCCTATCCTGGCCTGCTTGAATTCCTCTACCATCTGAGTGGTGATGTGCTGCAGGAGGTGCTTTCCGAAAAAACGCTTGAGAATTTTGCAGCAGCGGTACTGCTTTTCGTAGCCGGATGGCTGGTGGTCGATCTTGTAACTCTCCAGGTAGCGGTCGATGAGAGTGGCCGTGCGGTCGATGCAGTTGGCCGGAGTTTTGCGCATGCTCCTCTTGAGCATAGCCTCCATCTCGATGGCGGCATCGCGCGTGCCTTCAAAGGGGATGCGCTGTCGGTTCTTGCCATAGCCGACATCGATTTGCCAGGCGCCCTGGCGGGATGGGTGGGGACGGATGGACATGGGTTCTGCTTTTCCTTCCGAGGAAGATGCTCGACAACTTCAGGAACTGCTATACTGATAATAATGTTGCGAATGCATGCCCTTGTGGCCCGCAATCAATCGCATTTACATTTACAAGGAGAGTTAAGCCGTTGTATATATCATAGTCTGTTGCGCGTAACCAGCAACGAAACATAAGAATGGAGGGTGCTGTCATGAAACATAGGAACAAGAAAAAGCATCAAGTTCCCAACTTCAAGCCCGGCCAGATGGTTTTGCGTTGCTTCGCGGAACAGAAGGGTGCCGTATGGCAGGCGTTCTGCTTGGATATCAACTTAGCGGTTCAAGGTGAAAGCCTGCGTGAAGTAAAGTCCAAGCTGCAAGGTCAGATTGCCGAGTATCTGTATGATGCCCTGGCTGGAGATGACCGGCAGTATGCCGACCAGCTGCTGACCCGCAAAGCCCCTGCAAGCCTCTGGGCCAAGTACTACTGCACGAAGACTCTCTCAAAAGTCATTGACGCCCACAATGGAATCAGGGAATTTTTCAACGAGATCATGCCGCTGACGGCAAAATATCACCACGCATAAACATAAAGGTTAATAAAATGGCCTTATTCGCGATACTTCTACCAAAAGAAAACCCACGAATTGTAGCAGCAATCAAAGACAAGTTCACAGAGAACAACTATTTTGAAATTTGTCCAACTCAATGGATTGTCTCTGGCAAAGGTCCCGCTAAAAAGATTTCTGATACAATCGGAATCTCCAGTGAGGGCGAGCAAACATTAGGTAGTGGCGTTGTCTTGGCCTTCACGGGTTACTGGGGAAGAGCAAGTACTGATTTGTGGGAATGGATGAAGATCAAGATTGAGGAAGGCGACAATGGCTAAGCCTGGATCATTAGCTCAAAAATCATCAAACTCCGTCCCGCCTGATCTTCCTCAAACTACACCTCAAGCGTACGCTCCGGCTGATCACAGCTTTACCATGCAAACGTTCATGGAGATTCAAAAGAACCTCGGGCAGTTGAACCAAGTGGCCACGACTCTGTCTGAAGAATCCAAAAAAAAACGGGGCCGCGGTGGAGGAGGTCTGCAGGAAGGTCTACGCGGCACAAACGACTATTAAAGTCGTAGGTTCTATGTTGGCGGCTATCGGTATGGGGATACTGTTTTTGTTCTGGAAGATCTGGGATGCTGTCTACCCCTTGATCCTAGCCAAAACTCATCATTGATTGGCCGCACAGGCCGGTTTGTTTCAATCCTCGCCCACTCGCAAACGAGAGGCGCTGTAACCTTCCTGTATTCGAAAACGGAAAGCCAGAACGTCACCTCTGGCCCAAGTAACGGCCTGGGAAACCCAGCCTTTACGCTTTCCGACTTCTTCCGATACTTTCCGACGTCTTCCGATAAACAGCGGCGGGGAGTTGGGCGAAAAAGAATTACATATACTGTCCCAGGAATCCTTTCTCGGTAACAAACGCGGTACCGGCAAACTCTTCCATTTTTCTGCAACACCGCCCGCACAGCCACTGTCATTCCACTCCGAGCGACTCCGCCGGCAACGCCGCCTCACTCCTCGGTTTTCTCTGCCTTTTTCGCCTTTGACCAACGGGCATGGCTTTGACCTGCCGGGTTTTAGGGCAGGTCGTAAGCCTTGTTGGAATCTCTCTCTTCCTCAAATTTGAATATATGAAGGGCGTCCCCCTAAAGCTCAACGCACCCACGCTACAGCTCTTCATAGTATTCCCAAGTTTTTCCAAACTTTGCGAGCTCCTTCGCACAGGAAACGACTGTTAGATAACTGCCCTTTTCGTGCCTCTTCAGTCGCGTAAGGCCTGTGTAAATCAGCGCAAATGTTTGACTGTCAGTCTTCTCTCCGACGAAAAGAACTATCGCACGGGACTCCCATCCCTTGAAGCTATGAAGCGTTGTGGCTTTAACTCTTGCATCCCCCATATAGAAGCCCATCTTGCGCCTGCGCGATTCCTTCTTATCTGCGCTGTATGTATGCACAGCATTGACGCCTTTGGAATCGAGCCCTTTAACAACAGCCGCGCCCATTTTCTGGCTGCCGGTAAGAAAGGTGATATCAGTAATCGCAAGAATGTCATGGGTAGCTCGCGGCGCCATTTGAAGAATTTCTTCTAGACAAACCTGAGTAGCAATCTCAGCAGGAACTTGAACCCATCGCAACATACACGGATACAGATCGAGTTCACCTTGAGGCCCGTTCGGCAAGTCAACAGTGTCGCGGGGCAAATATTGACTTGCGAAAGCCCTTGCGACTTTCAACGCTGAGGGCGGAAGCCTGTAGCAGGTCTGTAACTCAGCCCACCGACCACCAGGGAATCCCGCACCTGTCATAGCCTCATCTGTCCAAGAACGTGCGGTTCCGTACACATCCTGCGTAGCGTCGGCAACGAGCAACATCTCACCGTCCTTACGACACACTTTCCTTAGTACATTCCACCAAGATGGCAAGAAATCCTGCCCCTCATCTACGAGAACCGCGTCATAGCGCTGAATTACCTCGTCACGGTCTGAGTCAATACAATTTGCCACCAGTGCAGGCAGTCGAATGCGTAGCACGTTATCTTCGTCGCCCTGTTCTACTTCGCCACCTCGCCAGAGATTTAGGTACTCTTGTTCGTGATCCGAATCCACGCAAACCCGCTTACACCATGTGTGGAAGTTGAGCCACGTTATTCCCTGTCTAGTACGCCCGTTTGCATTTGGCCATCTGACGGCCACGTCCATCAAATAATGAAGCAGGGTGATGTTGAAGGTTACAACGAGGACTTCCTTACCCTCGCCGAGAAGCTGCGCCGCACGAGCGGCAAGAATTAAAGATTTACCTGAACCCGCCGGCCCTTTTATTCGTCTGTAGCCAGATTGTGTTCGAGAAGTTACATATGACCGTTGCGTTGAATCTAACTCAATGGGCTTTCTTTGAACTGCTGCGAAATCGGGTTCAACAAGCCAATTTCTCATGTCGTCGGCTTGTTCATCGCTCATGAATCTAGAAGCTGTGCGCCGACTTTCTGGAAAAACAAGGTCGATTCTATCCTCTGCAATCGCCTCCGCGCCTGAGATCGGGTTGTACTGAGGCCAATTAAGCATTCCGCGATATTCCAGGCACTGTCTAAGCAACTCGTCGATATCTGCCTTATTCGCAAACGGAAAAATCACCCCTGCAGTAATTGTTGCGAATCCAGACTTGCCATCTAGTCTTGGGCAGTAAAGATCATGAATTTCCTGCTTGTACCGATATATTTTTTCGACAGGATTCTGATTCTGAACAGAGAACGATTTTCGCCCATCACTCGCGCATAGTTTCGGTGCCTTTCCTGGCCTTTCTTCTGTCCAGTACCGCATCGCTTCGAAGCTCCAGTCCTTAACTTCGAACACGGCGATACCCACATTGGGATTCATGAGAACGAAATCTGGTCGCAATCCATTCAGATGTGGCTGGATGTAAATCTCCCACTCTGGCGCAAGAGACTCATTGAACAGATTAAACACCATTCGCTCACCTTCCGTAAGTGGTTGGCGTAAGCGCTCAAGATGGTCAATTGATGGCGATACGAATCGCTCCATGCTTCCCCCTACTCTATATCCTTGCGGTCCAACGGGGCTGAGGCTGACCAGCGGTGGTTGTTGCCGTCTGGTCTAGTCGAATGTTGGAACTAATCTATTTGTCAGCAAGTCATCACAACTTACGGTTCATTATTTAGCCACCATACTTTTTTGAAATGTACTTGGCTGAGCTCTCGATATAAGGGAAGACCGTTTGTTCGTTGATATTTAAACTGTCAAGTTCTTTTAATATTTTTTGTTTTTCAGATGGTTTTATGTGAATTTGTTCAATAGTTATCCCGTTTGGATGCTGAAGAGTTGCCTTCAATCCGAAAACAAGAAATGAACCAGATTGCGATATGATTCGACTGTTGCTCATTTTACTCTTTACGCATATGACTTTTCCCAAATCGTCAGGTACTATTTTATTTAGAAAAAAAGGCTTTTCTTCTTTTATAAAATGCAACAACCTAGCTATCGGAGGACTTTCATTGAATGAAACAATATCGAGTGTCAAATCTATTGCGTCTTTGTCAGACTGAGGCAACCTAGCAAGATTTGAAAGACAGCTAGCAGTATCGCTGTCAAAGAATTTAATATAAGAATCCATTATTTTAAATACAATTACTTCTCCAATTTTATCTAAATTGCTTTTGCATGCAAAATATAGCGCCATCAACGGATTTGAAGTTATGTCTAATAGTCTTGTTGGCAAGGAGTAGTGTTGCATTCTAACTAACTTCTCAAACGTTGATGAATCATCAGAGAAGTCTGAAGGGTTTGCGGCAATAAGTTCATTGAACATCAAATTTTCACTTTTAAGTAGCGAATCGGATCTATAAAGAGATGGTTCTAGCTTATATTTATCCTTATTCGAATGTCCTCTGTAGAATAGGACTTCATTTGCTGCGCAAGTGATGCTGAATACCTTTCTAATTAGCCCTTCAGTGCTCGTAATTCCTTTTGACATAAAACGCCACCCCTTTGACATTATTGATCAATAATACAACTATCTTCTAAGTTTTCTTTTGCGTCCAACTCGTTATTGACCAGCCCCCCCCGGTCAACATCCCAAACGGGATATTTAGTGTGTGAACATGAAAATTGATTACTACATGAGGGGTTGCATGGAGAGTTGTACCTTTGCAGCGGTCCCGTCACCATCACATTAGATCTTCACTAATGTACATACTTGCCCCGTGACCCAGTTACAGCCTAAAAACAAAACAATCTTACTGAAATTAAGTAAGTTAACAATTACTAGGGGTTTGCTATCATCAAAAAATAACATTAAATCATTTGCCACCGGTGTTGATGATACTCTAATTTTGTGCCACCGATCTTCTTAATTCCGTGGAGGCCATCATGAACAACAATCCCCAGAATCGTCCCAAACCCGTTCGCACCGACCAAAACGCCGAGTCGCAGATCAGTATGGTGAGGCGCCTGCTGCTGTCTGGTCTGCCTCACAGCACCATACTGATGTTGATAATCGCGGCGGTGTTTCCCCCGCATGTGTTGACCGCACTAAAGCGATAACAAAAAGCCCCGGTGGAAACACCGGGGCTTTTTTATTTCTTGCGATCCTTCAACTTCTTCACCGTATCCTCAAACAACTCTCTTGCGAAAGCATCGCGCTCCTCATCAGTCATATCCTTGGTCATCAGATCCAGGAAGTCGGCCATGGCCCACACCTGGGGCGGATAGTCCTGGTTCCCCAGTCGTTGGCGGATGGTTTGTGTTTCCCGGTGTTCGCCGACAGTGCCCACCGTCTTTTCGGAGAACGACAGGCCTTCACGACTTGTCCCGGTGATGGGAGTGACAGAAGCGTCACCGGAGTCGAGCCCGAGAGCCGCAACCAAGCTGTTTATAGCTTCAATGTCCAGCCTTTTCGCTTTACCGGAAACGATCCGATGGACTTTGTTTTGAGTCAGGCCGGCCTTATCAGCCAGTCTCTGCTCGCTCAGCCCCTGGTTAGACATCTCTTCTTTGATTTTGATTACAATAGGGTTCATGAGCTGAAATTCAATTGACAGTAATCTAAATTTAACTTATACATAAATCATGCTTTACGCGCACCGCGCGACGGGTGGAGTGAGTCATGATCCTAATCAGTAATCAATCACAGGGGGGGCACATCGTAAGCCATTGTAATTTCTAGAAAATATTTTGACAAACGTTTGCACCCAAAAACATGTAATCAATGATTTCAGCATGTTACAAAAATCATGCTTTCAGTGGGGCAAAAATTTCATCAACGATTTCAACCAGTTTACCCTGTGATTGGATACCCTAATCATTGTGAGGCTCGCGTTTTGAAAGACTATATCGTTGATTTCTTGCGTAACTGGCTGATTTCGACCTTTGTTGTCAGCGGGGCTGTCGGAACTATTCTTTACTTTTTCTGGATGTCTTGTGTTTTGTATAGGTCAATTAGAGGCGCAATCTTTTCTTTGTATAACTTGCTTGCTCCCAAACCAATGCCTATTCCAAAGCCAGACAGGAAAACAGCCACCACTAGAATTTTCAATTTGTAGTTTGATGAAAAAAGTAGATCAGTTATGGTTAAATCTGTCCGTTCTATGGTGCGCTTGATTTCAGGTATTTCCTGTTCCTTAGATTTTTGGTCTTGTGATATTTCGGTTATAGATTCGTTTTTGTGATTTAATTTGTCTGTATTCCTTTTTAACCATGTAATTACCGAATCAATGACTGAAACAATATCTTCTATGCTTTTGTAGGATGGTGTTTGCATGAAGTTGGATATACCTTCATGGAATAACTGGTACACCAACTGTGAATATTTATTATCTCCGATGATGTCGTTGATTACGTCAATAACTTCAATGACTATCGTGCGATAACGAGGGTCGTCTTCTCTTTGGATGTCGTAGCTGTTACGACGATGCACGAATCTTTCCATGATGCCGGTCAAATCGTCGCGATAGTCTTCAAGTGCTTTGATGGTTTCTTCAGGTGTCATTTCAATCCTCGCCCGCCTGGGAAGTACGGGCGCAACAAGCATCCTCCTCGTTCTTTGACACCAGGTAGGTAAGCGTCTCGGCCAGCTGTTTGCGATTCATGCGGGTGAGTTCCTGATTGATGGCAGCCAGGAGGTGGGCGTCGGGATCCCCGACCCGGCCCACGGCCCTTTCGCCTAGCTGCAAACGTTCGTGGCTCGTGCCGGTGATGGGGGTAATGAACATTTCACCTTCGCCATCGGCAACCCAACGTTGGTTGATGTGATATTTCGTGCAGACACTATCCAAAAATCGCCTATGAAGAGGAACCCTGCCGAGGAGAAACCAGCTCACTTGGTTGCTAGAATATTGTGTGTCATCAGCAATTTTTTTGACACGCCCCCTCCCACCTAGACCCACTGCGTCCAGTGCTTCAAGAAGGCGTTTCAGTACATCATCATAATATTGTGGCTTTACTGTTGACTTTGTCATATTTTAGACGTAAATATCATATTACATGCTTTACGCGCACCGCGCGACGGGTGGAGGAGGGACGGGTTATGAAAATCAACGAACCAGGCATTACCGAAGCGGCTCTGCGCCGAATACTGGCTGATATTCAGGAGCAACAGCGCCGGATCATCCGCGAGGAACTGGCCCTGGCGCTCTCGCAGTACGCCCCCAAGGGCGCTTCGGTTACCACGTCGACGGTCCCTACCCCGGCGCTGGATACGGTGCGGGAAATGTCCCAACGCGAGAGGATGGAGGCGATCGCGCGTAGTCCGAACCCGGCGGCAACGGCCAGGGAACTGTTCAAGCATTCTCGGCCTCGGCCCCGGACGAAGAAAGCAGCCGCGTGATCAGGTCGACTACTTGCCGCTTCTGCGCGATGTCCAGCCGGGGCAGCGCGGAGATGATCCGCTCGTCCCATTCGCTGCTGTCCCCCTGGGGCATCAGCAGGGCCGGGACCGGGATGAAGAAGTGGCGGCTGATCTTCTCCAGGGCGTCCAGTCGGGGCTCGGTGCCGGTGGCCCAGTCGGACAGAGATTGGGGGTTAACCCGCAGAAGCCTGGCACTGGGGCGCAGCCCCTGCTCTTCGATCAGGTCAACCAGCAGTTTTCGGTAGCGAGGCATTTTTTCAGTCAAGTCCATAGGGGCGCACAACATAATTACGAGGTTTCACGATGCAAAAACGAAAGATCGACAAAATTACGACCAGAAATGTTCTGAAAAGCAACGGCTGGACGATGAAAGGGTTTGCGCGCGACCACGACATTAATGACGACAGCTTCAAATCATGGTTTCGCCGGTCTTATTCCGAAGAGTCCAATACGCATAAGCTGTGCGTGGGGGCGTTAAAAAAACACGGATACCTGCGCTATTACGACGCCCCGCTGAAGTAATGCCCCATACGCGCATTTATACGCGTAACCCGAAAAGTTGACAACAATTATTATCGACAGAAAACGGATGAAAGGAGAAACACTATGCACGCACGAATTCATATTCCGGACGAACAGATCCTCGCCTGCAAGGAATTCCACGAAGTGCTGAACCTCTGTCTGCGCATGTCGGGTCGTGGACTCCAGGAAGTGGCCTGGGATTGCGGCTGGCGGGACGGCGGCAGGGTATTGTCCCGCATGACGCGGCCGGCTCCCCGACCGGGAGCGGCTCGGCATATGCCGGGCGACAAGCTGGATGTGTTCATGAAAGCATGCGGCAACGAAGCGCCGTTTCGCTGGCTTGAGCTGCGCAAAGGCACCGAACGTTCGGGGGTCGAGGAACAGCTGGCGGAGGTCAGGCAGACACTGGCGGAACTGGTAGCCGCGCTGCACGATATGGGTGTGGCGATCAGCGCGGCCCGCCCGCGCTATTCGGTCGTTCGTCGCTGCGGCACGGTTCGGTTCGGGGTGGCGGAGTGGCTGCGTCGTACCGCGGCCGAGGTGGCGGAAGGTCTCATGTCGATAACAATTGTCGACGAATCCTGGCAGATGGTGTAGGGGGGCGCTTTCACCTCTCACCCTACCCCTCTCCCCCAAGGGAGAGGGGACTGTTTCAAGACAAGCTGAGTGGTGGAGAACGAGCGGTATGGCGAGGCGAGGCGGTCGGGGCCGTAAAAAGACAGTGATCACCCAGTGCGAACGCTGTCTGGTGGTGTACTGCCGCCAACAGGAGGAGTGCGGGCATCTGGAGTGCGAGGCGCTTGCCAGGGGCGAGCGCTACTGGTGCGAGGATTACGATCCGCCGTGGCATGAGAGGATCTGTGAGGGGTGAGGAGCCAAGCGTGAGTGCCTGGCTTTGCCGCGTGGGGCCGAGGCCGAGATGAACGAGGTGGAGACTATGCAAGAAGAATTACGAACCTCCGTTGTACGAGACCTTCCGAATGATGAAGTGAGATGTCCTTTCGATCGGGAGACGGTGATCAGATTGATCATGGCGCAGGCGACTAGCTTCTTCGAGAACGGGAAGCGGGATAACTCCATTGCTCTGGGGGGGGTGTTGGTCGGAATCAGGTCCTGTTTGTTTTATATGGACGCCGGAGATGAGGTGGAAAGGATTACTGACATGATCGCGGAGCTGACGATGGTCAAGGAACAGGAACGGTGAAGAGCGATTCAGCACAAATCAACAGAGAAAACAAACAAAATTGTGCCGAGGTGAGGATATGGCAAACACACAAGGGGCGCTGAGTCGCCCGCTGAAATCAGAAATTATATGGGTGCCCTGCGCCGAGCAACTGCCGGACGACGACATCACCGTGCTGGTCCATGCCCCGAACGACTTTGATCCGGTCTTTGTGGCCTACCATGACTCCGGTACATGGCGCGACCAGAACGGCACGGAATACGATAACGACTACATCACCCACTGGATGTCCTTCCCTGATCCGCCGGAGGTGGAACTGTGACCGCCGCCGAACTGCGCGACCTCCAGCAGCGCATCAAGTTTGATGCGCCAACTATGGCATCTTGCTTGGGAATACCATACCAGACATTCCGAAATTACATCTATGGGGCCAACGCCATTCCGGCCGGCGTTGAGCGCGCAGCCCTGGCGCTGGAGGTATTCGAGCGGGAGTGCGATGCCGCTCGCGCGGCCGATGGCGTGGCGGCTATCGAGCTACAGTTTCCCCACGGGATCCCGAGCGAGGTGTGTGACAAGACCTGTGAGGGGTGAAGGGTGAGGAGTCAGGCGGTTATTCTGTTGTGGGCTTAAAACCGGGTGCGGGAGGTGGAGAATGAGGCACACGATTACCTGCCGGAAGTGCGGCGAAAAATTCAGCGCTGAGAGTCCCTGGGCAAAGCTGTGCGGGCCGTGCAAAAAAGCCAGTAAGACGCTGAGCGTCAGGAAGCATAACGGTATCGGCCAGGGCCCGAACAGCTACCAGAAGCAAATGCCGAAGCCGAAGAAGCCGGTGATGCCCGCTGGTCAAGTCCGGCGGCTGAACCATGAGCAGCATCGGTTCAATATGGATCTGGATGCCCGGCTGTATTCGGATTGCACGAGCTCCCCGGTTCGGGTGATCCGGCCGACTGATCCGGATTTCGAGACGATCGCGCGGACGGTAACGCCGATCAATCGGATAACCAGGGAGGACCACCTGCCCATGGTGATGCCGTTCGGGCGGCACTACCTGGAAAACGGTGGGTTCAGGGCCAGGTGAGGAGCGAGAAACGATGATCGTCAGAAATCCGAATAGGGCTCGCTGCTATCGGGTGACCAGCTCCAAAGGGGGCGACCTCTATGACGTGGATCTGAATGCGCTGGACGGCAACGGCCAATGCGACTGCGCGAATTTCATCTTTCGCATGGAGGACAAGGTGCAGCGGGGGGCGTATGGGATGGCGTGCAAGCATATCATCGCCGCCAGGAAGTACGATCTGCTGATGAGGATTGGCGAACAGCGGACTGTGAGCAACCGGGGCGGCGTGGCGGGCCACGATGCAGAAGCGGGAGCAGGTGAATGCCTATCGATTCGCGGCACAGCAACTAGATGGGGGAAAGATTAAATGCAATCTATGATCAGCGAAACGGTAAATGGAGTTGATAAGGTGAAGCGTTACGGCTGGGAGACAAAGAATAGTCCTGGTGAATTCGCGAGCTTACACAAAGATGTCCTTCGGATACACCCAGCGTACCAGCGTGCAATGATACCCGGCAAAGTGAAGGAGGTCACCTCATGTTGGTCCTGGATCTCTTGCGGCGCTATTGTTGTTGGAGAGCGAGGAGGAGAATACTGGGTTATTGACGGACAACATCGCGTCCTCGCTGCAAAACGGCGTAGTGACATCACGCATTTGCCCTGTTTAGTCTTCAAAACAGAGGGGGTAAAAGAGGAGGCAATTGCGTTTCTTGATCTCAACACCGGTCGAAAGCCAGTCTCATCCCTTGGGAAGTTCAATGCCATGATTACCGCAGGTGACCAAGCATCGCTAGTCGTGCGCAAAGTGACAGATGATCTCGGAATTGTTTTAAAATCCGCCGCCAGTAAGGGAAAAGAGCTGAAGAGTGTGGCCTGGGCTGTCAAGCGGGCCGCAGAGGACGAGGAGGCGTTCACGCGTGTAATGCGGGCAGCCGCAGAACTTTGCTGTGACATCCCAATTCAAGAACGACTGCTCGACGGACTCTGGTATATCAACGAGCGTTTACCAGGAGGAATCGAAAGCAAGCGATTTAAGGAACGGCTGCAATCTGTTGGCGTGCGGCGTCTGCTTGACGCGGCGAATAAAGCCGCAGCTTATTTTGTGCGAGGTGGCGCAAGTGTGTGGGCTATCGGAATGATGGACGAAATCAACAAGGGATTGCGCAACAAGTTCCAGCTCGAGGAGATGGCTCTAGTAAATCGAGGAGGAAAGAGTGACACAGACAGAGTTTGAAGAGATCTACGAGCAACAGACGGCCCACGAGCGGGCGGTGCTGATCGACCGGGCCGCCGCCTATGCGACCCACGGCGACCGGCTGGGGAATTTCTACGCCGGAGCGGAGCTGAACGAGGTGACGCCGCTGGAGTTTGCGCTGAATCTGGTGACGAAACATATCATCGCCCTGCGGGACATGATCAAGGTTCAGGCGACGGAGAACCCGGAGATTGACGACCGCATCATGCTGTTGGTGACAGAGTATACGGGAGACGTCAGGAACTATGCGCTGCTGCTCAAGGCGCTGTACGCCGAGGCCAGGAGAGAACAGGAGTCGATCAAGGTGCTGATGGAGGGGAGCGATGGCGAGCCGGGGAGAGGTTGCCGACCGGGTGGTCTTTGTCGCGCGATGATTTGTAGATGAAGAGAACCGGGGCGGCGTGGAAGGACACGCGGCCAAAAGACTAAGGGCGAACGCAGACGAGTTGCGTCAGTCGCTATGAAGCTGGGCTGGTCCGCCCATAGCCGGTATCAAGCCCGGCCCCCGGAAAAGGAGCAGAGATGGACGCACACGAACGGATTACGGCGGGACAGAGACGGATTCTGCGGCACATGCTGGGGATGGAGGGGGAGCCCCGGCGGGCGTGGGGATGCCGCAACTGTTACGCTGTCGGCCGCGGCGGGCACGAACTGGCCCAGCTGCGGGGGATGGAGAAGATCGGACTGATCCGCCAGGGCAGTATGACCGAGCACAGAATCTTCTTCCACGCGACGGAGGCGGGCTGCCGGGCGGTGGGGTTGAATACGCTGGAGCGCGAGAAGGCGCTGGAGGGCAGTGAACAGAGGACAGGGCGGAGTGAGATTACGAATGAACCGGCTTAGCCACCAGCCGCACGCCCAGGGCGGAGCAGACGCGGTTGATCGTGTCGAAACGGGGATGCGCCCCCGGACGTAACGACTTGTACAGAGCCTCCCTCGTTATGCCGGATGCTTGGGCAATGTCGGCCATACCTCGTGCTTTGGCAACGACGCCGAGCGCATGGGCCAGTTCGGACATATCGCCTTCCTCAATCACCAGGGTGAGATATGCGGCGATATCTTCTTCGGTTGTCAGGTGCTGGGCCAGATCAAATTCTGGCAGCGTTTTGACCGTGTACATGGTTGTATTGTAATCGAACGGCTACAAATGGGCAAGAGCGAAACTGGGGAGAAACGCGTATGAATGACCGCGCACGACAGACGTGGGTTCGCCGGAGTGGGTGTGCGGGTGGAGACGAACGACGTGACACAACAACTTATGGTCCATTACTTGTTAATCCAGGTGATCTATGAACACTGATATCCGCATTTCTCTTGATTTCCCGACCCATCGCAAAACGCTGAAGCTGGTCCGCCGGCTGGGTGATGGCGCACCGTGGGTGTTGGTGCGTCTTTGGATCTACGTGGCCCGTCATCTGCCCGATGGAGAACTGATCGGCATGGATGAGGAGGATATCGAGATCGCGGCTGGATGGCAGGGGGAGAACGGAGCGTTTGTCAAGGCTCTGCTTGATGTGGGCTATCTGGATCAGGACGATGGCGGTACGATCAGCTGCCACGACTGGCTTGAGCATAACCCGTGGGTGGCGGAGGCCAACGACCGCAGTGATGCGTCACGTTTCTCGAAACTATCGCAGGTATCCAGAGCGATGTTCGAGGAGTTGCAAGCGGCCGGCGTGCGGGGGCTGAGCAAACGCGACTATGAAACAGCTAAACGCGCGGCGTTGGCTGGCAAACGCCTGGCCGACATTTCAAATAGTTTGGCGATTTCTAGCGACGCTGAGCGAATCGCTAGCGATTCAATAGCCCCTGCCCCTTCCCCAGTCCCTTCTCCTTCTCCTTTACCAGAATCAAAACCTACAGCAACAACAGCGCGCGCGACGGTGACCCGGCAGTTCGAGGAGTGTTTTCAGGAACACGAGCAGAAACTACGGCAGCTGTTCCCCCATGCCGACTACGCGGCGGAACGGGAGCTGTGCGTCGCCCATTACCGCGATGGACCGGTACATCTCGACCCCTGGGTGGTTGTGCTGAAGTGGTTCAATCGCATCAAAAAACCCGATGGAGGTGGCAATGGAAACGGAACTGGACGTGGACGTGCGGGCCGCTCAGGAGCGGTTGTTGGCAAAGCGCCGGGAGTTACCCCCGCGAACGGACCCGAAGCCGATTGGCTTGGAGGTTCGCAGTTCGCCCCCGCTCACTGCCCTACCCTCCCCGACTGAGCCGTGCGAGATCTGCGGAACGCCGATGAAGCAGGCGCCGGACTGGCTCGGGGGAACGTGCTACTGCCCGGTGTGCGCCGAGGCGCAGGCGGCGATAGAGCGCGACCGCCTGGCGAAGGAAGAGCAAGAGCGGCAGGAATCAGTCAAACGGGCTCAGGTGCGGCGTTATCTGGCCGATTCGTGCATCGGAGAGCGGTTCAGGGGGCTGGCCTTCACCGACTACCGGCCGGTGTGCGCGGGAGCGGCGAAGGTGCTGCAAGCCTGTCGGGAGTTCGTTGCTGATTTTCGCGTTGGATGTGGGGTAAATCTGGTGTTCGTGGGATCTCCAGGGACCGGCAAAAACATGCTGTCGGCGATCATCGGCCAAGAGCTGATGGATCGTGGTTTTTCCTTTCTGCACACCACGGCGGTCAAGGTAGTGCGGCGTTTCAAGGACAGCTGGAAAACTCCCGGCGTGACCGAGGAGGAGGTGCTGCAGTACTTCGTGACGCCGGATCTGCTGGTGATCGATGAGGTGGGGGTGCAGTTCGGTTCCGCTACCGAGCAGCTCTATCTGACCGAAGTGATCAACGACCGCTACGAGTCCCGGCGGTCAACGATTCTGCTGTCAAACCTGACCATGAAGCAGATCGAAGAGACGTTGGGCGTGCGCGCGGTGGAGCGTTTTCACGAGGACAGCAGCCGCGTGCTGGTGTTCGACTGGCAGAGTTATCGGAGGGGGGCAAGGAGTGCATAACGGCCGTCCGGGTTTACGGTGGTGAGGCACAGCGGGTTCACCGCTGTTGCCGATTGTTGGGCTGTGCCTTTTCTCGCTCGACTTCTTGACATAGTGTAGCCATAAGGCTACAATTGGCTCATGGTTGAAATTCGCAAAACCGAACTGTTTGCCAACTGGCTCGACAATTTGCGCGATCTTCGCGCCAAGGCCCGCGTCCTCGTCCGGATTGAACGTCTTGCCTCAGGCAATGCAGGAGATGTTAAACCAGTCGGTGAAGGTGTCTCTGAAATGCGAATCGACTACGGTCCAGGTTATCGTGTTTACTTCATCCAGCGCGGCAGCGAATTGATTGTCCTGCTAGCTGGTGGCGATAAAAGCAGCCAGTCTCGGGATATCAAGGCTGCAATTCGGCTTGCACAGAACTTATAGGAGTTGAAAATGCCTAAAACAACTACCAGTCGCTATGATGTTGCCGAACATCTTCGTACTCCGGAAGAAATGGCGGCCTACCTTGAAGCCTCTCTTGAAGAGGCCAATGGCGATGCAGCTTTTATTGCCAAGGCTCTCGGCGACATTGCCCGTGCCAAGGGGATGTCTCAAGTGGCCCGCGATGCCGGACTTTCACGTGAGAGCCTTTATAAAGCCCTTTCGGGGGAGCGAGTTCCGGGCTTTGACACGATTCTCAAAATTGTTTCAGCGCTTGGACTCAAACTTCACGCTGAAGCCGCCCATTAGTTTTTCTCTTTTTCATCGCCTACATGGTCTTCTGATTCAGGGAGTGACTCCTCGTTAAGAAGTTCGCTCAATTCTTTTGGGTCCATCCGCTTGATTAGCTTTTCGACTTTTCTGTCATATTGCCGGTCGTTTGGCGCTTTCGGGACAGTATATTCAATACCTGGCGCTTTCGGGACAGTATATTCAATACCTAGCAGTTTTGTATGCTGTCCCCGTAGCGCTGTGCAGACCAGGGAGACGCGTGCCCTGGCGGTGGGCGAGGTCTCGCGGGGGATGAAGCAGCTGGCCCGCGAGCTGGACTGCGCGGTGGTACTGCTGTCGCAGTTGAACCGGGCGGTGGATTCCCGTCCGGACAAGCGGCCGCAGATGAGCGACCTGCGGGATTCAGGCGAGATCGAGCAGGACGCGGATGTGATCCTTTTCCCCTATCGTCCGGCCGCCTACTGTCCGAAGTGCAAGGACCGGATCAACGACGGCAGTCACGATCTGAAGGCGCATCAGGCGGAGGCGGAGATCATTATTGAGAAGCAGCGCAACGGGGAGCGGAATATTTCCATCCCGATGGTCTGGACGGGAGAGTATCAGCGGTTCGAGGAGCTGGTGGAGTTATGAACCCAGGTGAATTGTGAAAACGGTTCTGTTGATATAGGGTTGCGTTGACATTGCTACCAAGAGGAGTAATCTGCCCTCTAATGAAAGTCGGGAAAGTGACGATAATGGTTACATCGTTGCAGTGTACGTCTCACTATATTGTTTGGGAAAGTGTGATAAATGCTCAAAATAGCTGTGATTTTGACAGATGGGACATTTCAGATAGTTAGCGCTGACGAGCTAAATATGCTGTTACAGAAAAAGACGGTCCAGTCGTTTCTTCGCTCAGATGGGTGGGTGCGGGTAGGATTTGATGCGTTGCGGGAGGCGGGAGGTTGCCAGCAATATGCCGGCAATGATCGCAGAAAACAAGCACCCCTCAAGAGATCGCGCTGCAGTTACTGCGAAAAAGATTTTTTTGCCGTAGATAGAGGGTCTATTTATTCGGTGATTGTGGAGGATTGCGGGAGGTCTCTTCAAATCATTGAAGGAGAATTGATCCATGGAGCGTACCACTTTTGTTCGGATATTTGCATGTTCCGGCGTGAACAAGGTACCGTTTGCATTGATAGATTAGCGCCTGAACTGTTGCTGCGGGGCGCTGGGTAGCAACATAAGAGAAATTGGTGGGGAGGAGGAAAGTCGCCCCTTGATCTTTTGAGAGTGTTCTGCGTTCTGCGGGTAGAGTAGAGAGCAGGTGTCACCCTGCCCTCCCTCATCAAACCGTGCGTGCGGTTCTCCCGCACACGGCTTTCCGATGTTCTTCACTACGAATTCTGGTGACAGTATGTTCAACTCTTTAGAATTACGTATACTGTCACCAGAACGCCCCATTCCGGTTCAATTGGTTCAATGCCTGACCCCGCGATAGATATTGCGTCGAGACAAATAAGCTGTCACCGGAATTACCCGTTAATAAGCAAGGAGACTTCCAATGAATCTTTTCCTCAACTACTCAAAAACTCTTGTTCTTAGTTTAATATTTGCCTCAACCGCCTTTGGCGCCCCCACCTCTTGCCCCAATCACTATGTTGGTGGCTCCGCTCCAGACCTGATCAATCAGAAGCTGGCTGTCAAGACGCGGGAGGTCTGCTACAGCGGCTACGGTCTGCTGCACTCGGGAGTGACCCGTACCCCCCTGTATTCGGCAGAACATCTAACTCGTGATCGTCTCATGCAGGGTCAGGGGATGAAACGTGTGAGCCAGTTCCATCCCGATGACCATATCCCCCAGTCCGAGCGGGCTGAACTTTACCACTACGCTCGCAGCGGATATGATCGGGGGCATGTGGCACCATCCGGGGATATGTTTGACCTCCAGTCGCAGCATGAATCGTTTTCTTTGGCGAACATGGTCCCGCAGGAGCCATCGGTAAACCGGGGTGTGTGGAGTAAAATAGAGTCGGGAGTTCGCAGGTTGGTAAAGACGACGGGTGAGCTTTACGTGATCACCGGCCCGATCTTTCAAGGGGGAAAGCTGCAGAGGGTCGGCGGAGCCGTGATGGTCCCGACGGCAATGTTCAAGGCTATCTACGACCCCCGGAAGGGCGAGGCCGGTGCTTACATCGTGGAGAACGTGGAAGGAGCTACACCACAGGTGGTAAGCATCGCTGAGACAGAGAAGCTCTCCGGTATCCGACTCTTCCCCTCCCTTGATGCTCAAACCAGGAGCAGAGCTATGCGTCTGCCATTGCCCAAGGAGAAATGATAGGCACGCCAGGCTACCTCACACATTGTGCAATAACCACTGACGGAGGTCCCCCATGAGCAAGAAAACGAAATTTGCTCCTTTCAAGAACGAGTCCGACTGCATCCAGTTCGGTGATCTGACCGTGGAAAACCGTATGGACCGGGTCAGCATCTACGGGTCCATCGACCTGACCAAGGACAAGGCCGGGCTGGCCGCTGCACAAGAGTTGAAGAGGATCATCGACGCGGCCCTGGCGGAACTGGAGAAAGCCGACCTCCCCGACCGGATCACGCTGGCCGCCCCCGAAACCGTGGACAACCCGTTCGCATGAGCAAGCGTCTGCAGGGTCATCCATTAATCAAGACTTACCTTCAAGCATGCACCTTTTACACTTACACTGACCTGTCTTTCCATGCGCTTTCGGGACAGTACGAATTCTGGTGACAGTATATTCAACTCTTTAGAATTACGTATACTGTCACCAGAACGCCCCCCCTCGAAAGTTTCTACTCAATTGGACGAAGTATCTCCATTCGGACGTATTCACCTACCTCACCGTCAAGTCCAGTGTATGCTTCACAAACTTCACGCAGTTCCTCGTAAGTTGTGGCTCCTAATAAATATTTGTGGATGGCATTGATTCGGTGTTCATTGAATTTGCGCAATCGCTCAATAAGATCAAGGTCAAACCCAAGATTCTTACAGTCTGTGATGATCGCCCCAAAGGCTCGTTTGTCGTCTGTTTCGAAGATTTTCCCTTTTTTGTTTTTTACCACCCAGAACATGCGTAGCCAGAACTCTGCATGTTGTAAACGAAGAGAAATCACTTCAAGATAGCAGTGATTTTCTAAGGCATGTTTTGCGCGGGAAGGGCCTTCTTTGAAGTTGTCAAGTGCTATGGAAACGTCAGCAACTCCCAATTTAAGAAGATTGGGACCCGACGAGAAAGATCCAGGTGGCTTAAGTCTCATAAGCTCTTGCATTTCTGCGTCAGTAAGTGACTCTTTTTTTTCAAGTTCTATCAATATTTCATTTTCATTCATTAATCAATGTCTCCGATAAATATATACGGACTTTAATATATTGGTTCAACGGGGTGCCCCCATGACCCGCCCGCCCAGGTTCTTCGGGCGGTCGGCGTCCATGGGGCTTGTTGGGACTATTCTGCCCGTCACTTCGGCCACACTATTTGAAACTCCTTCTGAAAAGGAAACGCTATTCCAAAACCGTTTGAGAGTGCCAGCTCTTGATCAAGGCTGTCGGGCTTGCTCCCCAATACAATGAGCAATCTGGCATCCTCTGGTGTTCGCTGGCAATAGTCAAGCAATTGACCGATAGCTGTACGGATTGCGAATCTGGCATCGGTGCAGGTGCAGGGTTTTATTTCCGTTAGGACTAATCCATTTTCAGAATTGCGGAAACGCAGGTCAACTCTCGCCATATTTGGCTTTAATTCGCTAGCACCGTTTTGGCTTAGGTAGCGTTCAAAGCGCTCTTGCAAATCATTGTGAAGTGGTGACACTTCAACTTCATAGGCCTGTACATATCTTACATATGGGTCTGTAGCAGCGGAAGGACTCTTACGATCAACTCTGCTAGGGTTTGACTTCTCTCGTTTCTCAACCTTGGTTGAATCTATGATCCTCCTAACGTCCTCAATAAAGTTATGGACTTCCTTTGAAGGGTTACTTGGAGGTGTCCACCATGGTGTACGCCCCATCCAACCAGTGCCTCTACCCATAACTAGCTGTCGCTGTTCGAGATCAAGTCTAAATGCATCTTCAGCTTTGGCACATATGCGGTAGCTTTTCAGTTGATCCTTTGCATGTTGTTTCGAGGGTGGGCGGACAAACCTCTGTCGTTCACGAAATATTGTTGCGTTTCGATACCACCCCACAACACGCCTCCCTCCCTCTTCTGGGTTTGTGGCTGTCCAGACCACATCTACTCCACTCACACTATTGCCGGCGCCGCCAACAGACTCTATACGAATTTTCCTGTCTAATTTTTTCTTAATTGTTTCTACATGGCCGTACACGTTCCCATCGTCAGCGACCAAGAAATTACAAACTTCATGACCATCTTCATTTTCATCAACGTACTTTCCTCCTCCGACTATCTTGTCTGGCTTACCTCTTAGACCTTCATATCTGTTCATCCAGCCAATGTTGCAGAAAAATAATTTGTTCATAGCACTTCTCCTTCTTTTTCCTATCGCGACCAACTCGTTATTGACCGGCCCCTGGTCAACATCCCAAACTGAACATTTAGTCTGTGAACATGAAAACCCATTATGGAGGCCGAGAGGGGCGTCCCTCTCTTGGTCGGTTTAATGTTCTTGCATAAAATTAGTTCAACGTACGCGCATAGTTGGAAACGGTCAAGTGCTTTGAAAACCATGTCGTCAATAATTGTTGACACGTCGTCGTTTACTTGTTAGATAGGCGATATGGCACAGGATGCTCAACATACCACAGCAACGGTGGACCTGCTGGACGGCCAGCCTACATCCGTTTCCGGCCAGGGGGTGATTCCCGGTCTCCAGGCCACTATGGGCTGCGATGCGGTGTCCCCCAAACTGTCGGCGAAGCATGAGGCGTTCTGCTGGGAGTACATCGCCACCTGCGGCAACGGCACGCAGGCATATCTGCGGGTATACCCTGGCGTCACGGAGCGCACGGCACGGGTCAATGCATCGAGATTGCTGACCAATGCTGACATCAAGGCCCGCGTCGAGGAGATCCTGCAAGAGCGTCGCAACCGCCACGCCCTGCTCCAGGACAAGGTGATCGAGTACCACCGCTCGGTAATGATGCTGGATCGCTTCGAGCTTCTGGATCCGGATACCGGCAGGGTGAAGCGCCTGGATGACCTGCCGCCGGAGGCGAGAGAGGTGATCGAGATCGAGCAGGTCAGCGCCAAGGATGGCGTGCGCACGCTGCTGAAGGTCCCCACCCGCCACTCCTCGGCCCAGGAGCTGGCCCGCGTGCTGGGGATGAACAAGGAGTCGATGGAGCTTACGGGTAAGGATGGCGGACCGGTGGAGCATCGGCATGAACTGTCCGACGAGATGCTTGCTCGGATAGCGATGGGTGCGTAATGGGTACGATCAGCCAACAGGAAGCGGCACGTGAATTGTTGCGAAGGCGCAGGGCCAGGGCGCACCTGATCGATTTCGCCCAGGCAATCGAGATACCCGGCGCTCCGGTGTCCGATGACCCGGACGAGTGGCTGTTCAAACCGGTTGAGACGACGGTCGCCAAGCATCACGAGATCATGATGACCTCCCTGAACGACGTGGCGGAGGGTCGCATCAAGCGCCTGATGATGATGTTGCCGCCAGGGTCAGCCAAAAGCTCCTACACCTCGGTCGTATTTCCCTCATACTTCCTGGGAAAGTTTGCCGGTACCAAGATCATCCTTGCCTCGTATGGCTCGGACCTGGCCAAGCGCATGGGGCGCAGAGCCCGGCAGATCATCCGTTCAGCGGCGTATCAGCCGATTTTCGCCTGTACGCTCTGCTCGGAGACGAGCGCGGCTGACGAATGGGCGCTGACCAACGGCAGTGAGTATATGTCGTGCGGCGTCCTGGGGGGCATCACCGGCTCCCGCTGTCAGGGACTGATCATCGACGATCCGTTCAAGGGGCGCCAGGATGCCGATTCCCAGATCATCCGTGATCGCACCTGGCAGGCGTACCAAGACGACCTGCTGACTCGACTCATCCCGGGTGGATGGCAGGTGATCATCACGACCCGCTGGCACGAGGACGATATCGCGGGGCGTATCCTTCCCAGGGACTGGATGGGGGAGTCGGGTGATCTCCAGTGCCGAGACGGCGAGACCTGGAGGGTGGTGTGCATTCAGGCTCAATGTGAACGCGGCGATGACCCGGTGGGACGCCAGATCGGCGACTACCTGTGGCCAGGATGGTTCAGCGAGCAGCACTTCGCCCAGTTCAAGCGCACCCCCCGAACATGGAACGCTCTCTACCAGCAGATTCCGGCGGCGGACAGCGGCACCTACTTCAAGGCTGAGGATTGCCAGTGGTATGAGACGCCGCCCAAACATCTGCGCGTCTATGGTTCTTCCGACTACGCCGTAACGGCAGACGGTGGCGACTTCACGGAGCACGGCGTATTCGGCCTGGATCCGAACGATGATCTCTATGTCCTGGACTGGTGGTTCGGACAAACGACCTCGGATGTCTGGATCGAGTCGCTGCTCGACCTGATCAAGCGGAACAAGCCGTTAACCTGGTATGGAGAGTCGGGGGTTATCAGGCGCAGTGTGGAGCCGTTTCTGCTCAAGCGCATGCGGGAGCGGCGGGTGTACTGCGATATTCAGTGGCTGGCTTCGATCACTGACAAGCCGACGCGGGCCAGGGCGTTTCAGTCCCGATGGGCCATGCGGAAGGTCTACCTGCCGGCCAACAAAGAGTGGTCAGCCAGGCTGCTCAGGCAGCTGACCCGCTTTCCGGCCGGGGCCGAGGATGACGGGGTCGACGTGTGCAGCCTGATCGGCAGGGCGCTGGACAATATGTACGCGGCCCATGTTCCGGAGGAAGAACGGAAGCGGGACCTGGGGTATCCGTCGGACGATGAGAGTTTCGATGATGATGATTGGAAAACCGCATAGAGGTTAGCAGGACGCAGTACGGATTCCCGCAATGGGCGGGGATTCGCAAAGTCGGGACACGTCAAAAAGGAGACACCCGCAATGTCTACACCCTCCATCACGCTTACCCAAGCGCTTGCCTATTTTGACGAGGCGGAAGATTTATCTCTCTCCTCCCGCACCCTTGCGGAGAAGTGCCGGGATTACTACGACCACAAGCAGTGGACGCCCCAGGAGGCCGCGACGCTGCGTCGCCGCAAGCAGCCGGTCATTACCCGCAACCGGATCAAACCCAAGGTTGATTTCCTGAAAGGGGTCGAGCTCCAGACCAGGACCGACCCGGAAGCTGCTCCCCGCACTCCCGGAGACGAGCAGGCGGCGCAGACGGCTACCGATGCCGTCCGCTACGTCTACGACCGCAACAAATTCCCCAAGATCAAATCAGATGTATTCGAGAATCTGGCTATTGAAGGCGCCGGCGGAGTTGAGGTGTTCTGTAAGCCGGGCCGCAAGGGCGAGCTGGATATCTGTATCCGGCGCTATCACTGGGACCGTCTGGGGTGGGACCCCCACAGCCGGGAGCGGGATTTTGCGGATACGCTGTACCGCTATGCCGTTGCCTGGATGGATTACGACCAGGCCGTGGAACGCTATCCCGGCACGAGCGAGGTGTTGTCGGCCACCATCAGCCGGGAATCGACACTCTCCACTACCTACGATGACACTCCCCGACTCAAGTGGGCCGATGCCAAGCGCAAGCGCCTCCGGGTTGTGAAGATGGAGTTCCTTCACCAAGGAGAGGTGCATGTCTGCGAGTTTACACGGGGCGGGTTTCTGGCCGAGCCGGAGCCGTCGCCTTATCAGGACGATACCGGCACTCCGGAGTGGTCGATACTGCTCCAGAGCGCCAATGTTGACCGGGAGGGCAACCGCTACGGCCCGGTCAGGACCTGGCTGGATATACAGGACGAGATCAACAAACGGGCCTCGAAGCATCTGCATCTGGTGTCGGTCAGGCAGACGTACTCGTCCAAAGGCGCCGCCGGGAACGATATCCAGAAGCTCAAGCTGGAGCTGGCAAAACCTGACGGGCATCTCCAGTTCGACAACGGAGAGTATGGCAAGGAGTTCGGCGTTCTGCCGACCATGGACCAGGCCAATGGCCAGTTTCAGCTACTGCAGGAGGCAAAGCAGGAGATCGATTCCATTGGCGTCAATGGGGCGCTGGCCGGGGTAGAGTCACGCGACCTGTCGGGCAATGCCATCAGAAAGCTGCAGCAGGGATCGAGCACTGAGCTGAAGCCTCTGTTCGAGGCCATAGCCCAGTTCGACAACCAGGTGTGCCGTGCGGTCTGGAACCGGATCAGACAATTCTGGACCGAGGAGAGGTGGATCAGGGTCACCGGCGACGAGGATGCGCCCAAATGGATCGGGTTGAACGTGCCGGTAACAGTGGGTGACCAGATCGTGGACGAGTACGGCGAGATCCCTGCGGAGTTGGAGGGAGACCAGAGGCTGAATACGGTGATCGGTACGAAGAACAGCATCACCGAGATCGATGTGGACTTCACCATTGTGGAGGTACCGGACGTGGTGAACGCCATGCAGGAGCAGTTCGAGGCGCTGACGACGATCTTCCCCGCGGTTCCGGACAATATGAAGCCTGTGGCGTTCGAGATGTTGGTGGAGGCATCCAGCCTGCGGCACAAGAAGAAGTTCCTGGACAAACTCAAGGGCGGCGCCGAAGACCCACAGGCCAGGGCGGCGGCAGAGACGCAGGCCCGCATGGCGCAATTGCAAGAGGATGAGGTCCAGGCCAAGGTGGATCTGACCAGGGCGCAGGTTGACAAGACTCGGAAAGAGGCTGATCTGGCCCAGGCGAACAAGGTTGTGCGATCCGTGGAGTCCTTGTATTCGGGGATGCAGGCGGCCCAAGTGGCGGTGTCCGGTCCGCCGGCCATCGCATCGGTAGCGGACGCCATCGTCAAGAGCGCGGGATTCCAGGACCAGGATCAGCCACCGGTGTATCCGATGAGCAGCGATCAGATTGACGCCTCACCTCTCACACCTCACCCCCCACGGAATACCTCGCCCATGTACCCGGCTCATCCGGCAGGCCCCGATGAGGGGATGATGCACGGGATCGAGACGCAACGAAATGATGGAGCGATACGACATCCTCCCGTTTGAACATCCAGCCGTCGCCGGGCTACGGGCGCTATTCAAGGGTCGCCGCCGAATCGGGCGAGGAAGGTAAAGAGATGGAAGACATGAACGACATTCTGAATCCCCCTGAGACAACGGAAGAAACCGCAACCGACGAGGAGATCCGGGAGGAGCCGGAAACCGTCGAGGCTCCGGAAATGGGCGAAGAGAACGAGGCCACGGGCGAGACACCTACTCAGGTCGCCGCTGAGACAACCTCTGCCGATGATGCGGCAAAGGTGAAGGCCGAGCTTGTCGCATTGGCAAAAGAACGGGAGCGCATCAGGCAGAAAGAGGCCGCGCTGGACGAGGAGCGAGAGAGACTGGCAGCGGGAAACCAGCAGACCAGAGAGGAAACCCGTGAAACCCAGACGAAAAGTCCTCAGGCAGAGCTGAAGGAGTTGCGTAAACAGCACCGGGCGGCGTTGACGGAGACGCTGCTCGATCCGGATGATACGGAGGCAGCGGCCAAGGTCGAGGAGCTGGAAGATCGCATGGAAGAGGTCCGTCTCTCGCTCTTGACCGGGGCGCAGCGGGACGCGACCGAGCAGGAGCGGATGGTCAACGACTTCAACGCGGTGTATGCCAAGGCGCACGAGGAGTTTCCCTTCCTTGCGGTCGACCATCCTCAGGTCAATGCGGAACTGAACGACGACATCAACTCCTACTACGAAGGCAGGATGCTGAAAGGGGATTCACCCGCCGTTGCCCTGCGCAAGGCGGTGGACCGCTTCGCGCCGGCATACGCCGCCGGGTTGCCATCAGGCAACGCAGACGCGACGGAACAAGCGCACGCGGAAAAGACCAGGAAGGCCGAAGCAGACAGGATGCTCAGGGACAAACTGAGCAGGGGCGGGTTTTCAGAAGTCAGGAGCGCCGGCAGGGGGCAGGCATCGAAGCCCTTCACCGGCCCCACACCGATGACAAACATATTGGGAAAATCGTAAACCAGCCTTTGCGGGATAGATACCCGCCAGGCGCAACCTTTTGCGCGATAACAACGCGCCAGGAGACGTGAACCATGGCTGAAACAACCACAGCAACAGCCGAACGGGTCGCCCAGTGGGATGACCAGTTCTTTTCCGAGTACGTTCGGACCAACCGCTTCAAGCGCTACATGGGTACGGACGAAAGCGCCATCATCCAGATCAAGGAAAACCTGACCAAGAAGAAAGGTGACAGTATCACCATCAACCTGATCGGAGCCCTGGACGCGTCCGCCGGTCCCAACGATGGTTCCACCACCCTGGTGGGGAACGAAAAGGCCCTGCCCAATGATGGTCACCAGATCAAGGTTGGGGTCGTGCGCGACGCCACGGTCGTCAATATGGCCGAGGAACAGGCTTCCCCCATCGATATCCGCAATGCAGGTAGGGTCGCTCTCAAGGACCTGTGCATGAGGTATCTGCGCAACGGCGTCATATCCGCGCTGCACCGCATCAACGGCGTAGCCTATGGATCAGCGACCGAGGCACAGAAGGATAAATGGCTCACCGACAACGCCGACCGGGTTCTGTTCGGAGCGGCCAAGTCGAACAACGCCGCAAACGACCATTCGGCGTGCCTCGCCAACGTTGACAGCACGAACGACAAGTTGACCGGCCCGGTCGTGTCCCTGGCTAAACGTATGGCCCAGACAGCGGTCACCGCCAATGGCGACGGCATCCGTCCCTATACCTATGGCGAGGACGAAGAAACATTCGTCATGTTTGTTCCCTCCACCGCATTCCGCGATCTGCGGGACTGGATGGTGGCAAACGACCACTGGGACAGGGCTCTGGAACGCGGCCCGGAAAATCCACTCTGGACCGGGCCGACTTCGATCCTGTGGGACGGTGTAATCGTGCGTGAAATCCCGGAAATCAAGATGCTGACCGGAGTCGGCAATACCGCTATCGACGTGGCGCCGTGCTTTCTGTGCGGAGCTCAGGCGCTGGGTATCGCCTGGGCGCAGCGGACGAAATCAACGGTAAGGGCCGAGGACGATTACGGTTTTCGTAACGGCGTCGGTTTCCAGGAAATGCGCGGTATAGACAAGATCCGCTGGAACCAGGATGGCGCGAATCCGGTGGACTGGGGCGTCTGCACCGTCTATGTGAGCGGCGTAGCCGATGCCTGATGATGAGTGCGGGGGAGTCTTCGGGCTCCCCCGCATTGAGAGGAGCGAGATATGAAATTCCGTTACGTGGGTGAAAACGAGGAGATGAAGGTCTTTGGCCATGACTTTTCCAACGGCGCTACGCCGGACGTGACCGACGAGTCCGTCATCAGGAAACTTACGGGCAACAGCCACTTTGAGGTAATCAAAGGCTTCAGCCGGAAGGACGCCAACGAACTGCTCATTCAGGTGCGAGAGGCCGGCACGATCGAGGCTCTGGAGAAACTGGCGGAAAACGAGGACAGGATTCAGGTTCTCGATGCCATTGAAAAAAAGAAGGCTGAACTGGCTGGTGAACCATGACCTTTGCCGAGATAGAACAGTTGGCTCGTCGCGAGATTGACGACGAGGTGGGAAACGGCAGCGACCGGTATGTAGAATCGTGGCAAATGCTGGCCTATGCCAACGAGGCCGAGGCCGAAGCGTGTATTCGGGCTCGGCTGTTGGTGGATTCCACTACCCCCGAGATCTGTTCAATTCCACTTGTGGCCGGGACCGCCCACTACCGACACGATCCGCGCGTTACCCTGATCCTTCGCGGCAAACTGGCCGGAGCAATCAATCCCCTGGGAAAGGTCAGCCATACGATCATGGACGAGCTCTATCCGGGATGGGAGGATCAGACCGGAGAGGTGAAGGCGTTTGTCACCGGCATGGACAAGGGGAACATCAGGCTGTTCCGATCGCCAGCGGTGAACAGCACCCTGAATCTGACGGTGGTCAGGATGCCGCTATCCCCGATGGTTGGAGACGGTGATTCTCCGGAAATTCCCGGATACCTTCATCCGTCGCTCGTCTTGTGGATCAAGCACAAGGCGTACAACAACCAGGATGCTGAACTGTTCGACAAGAATCGGGCTGATGTGCACCTGGCGCTGTTCGAGCAGAAATTTGGCCGACGGACTGACAATCCGCCCGACGTGTTCGATTCAATGCAACTACCGCGGTACATACCATCACGACATCATGGGCCGCACTCTCTGGATGCCGACTACTTCTAGCCGCCAAAGCGTCCGTCCTTCAGCGACGGGAAAGGATTGCAACGGATGACCGCCACCTCCTTCGCCTTCCTCACCATGAACAACGTCACCGACCCGGCCGATCTGGATCCAGCCAAGGGGGAGTGCGTCGACCTGGTGAACGTAGATACCGACAACCGGGGCGGCGTCTGCGTGCGTGACGCGCTGGTTTCCGGTCTTACGGCCCAGCCGTTGACCGAGATCATGGGGAGCCGCGCTTACTGGGCCGTGGGCAACACGGTCTACTGCTCCCGGGCCATGGAGGATGACGAGGACGAGAGATTCAGCATCGTCATCTCCCTGGACGACATGATCACCATGATCCGCCGGGTGGACGGCGGTTTATATATAGGCTCCACCACGGAGCTGCATTTCCTGGCCGGGACCGACCCCCAGGGGGAGGGGTTCACCGATCAGTGGACCCTCCCCTATGGGGTCATCGCAGGCACCGGTTGCCACGTTCGCGGGGAGCTGGTGCCCGTAGCCCAGATGATGGGCAACTGCTGCATCTTCGCCTCCCACCGGGGGGTGATCGTGGGCGGCCCGGGCGGGCAGATCGTCAACCTCTCTCAGGGGAAGGTCTCCTACGAGTACGGCCTGTTTGGTTCCGCCATGGTGCGCGAGCAGGGCGGCCAGGCCCACTATCTCTTCACCACCTCCAACGTCACCCCGGCCCATAATCCGCTGGGCCTTGTCATAGAGAATTACGGACTTTAAAGGAGCCACACCACCATGTCCCTGCAACTTTCAACCAAACTCGCCAACCTGATCGCCAGTGGTCAGGACGTCCGCTCGGCCATCGGCAACTTCAAGCGCCTGATCTACGCCGGCACAATACCGACCACTGCCGACTCGGCCATCAACGGAACACTCCTCGCCACCCTGACCAAGGACGGCGGAGATGCCGTCTTCGAGACCCGGCCCGTATGGGCCATCACCATAGGCGGCAGCATGGGGGGCACGGTTACCATCAAGATGGGCGGGGCGCCGATCCATACCGCCGTCACCTCGGTCACCGACGCCACTACCACGGCTGCCGCCTTGGCAGCAGCCATCAATGCCACCACCATCAAGCCGTTCGCGGGATTCACCGCATCATCTTCGGGCGCCGTACTCTCCGTCATCGGACCGGTGGGGTCCGGGGCATCCCTCAACGCTCTGGTCTGCACCGCCGCCGTGACCGACTCGGTAACCGCCACCGTGGCTTCGTCAGGCCTGCCCGACGGTAACAACGGTACCACCCTGGGGGTGAATGCCGTGAACTGCTGTGACTACGACGCCCGCTCCGTCGCCGGAGTGCTGACGAGTTCCCAGACCTGGAAGGATACATCGGCCGACGCCGGCGGCACCGCCACCTGGTATCGGGACGTGTACTCAGCAGCAGACACCGGCATCGCCTCCACCGCCTTCCTGCGCAAGCAGGGGACCATCACCTCGACCGGCGGCGGAGGAGACATGGAACTGGGATCCACCCTGATCACCGCCGGAACTCCGGTGGAGGCCACTGGCGCCACGTTCACGGTCTAAAACCGGTGAGGAGTCGGGAGTGAGGCGCAAGCTGTGTGTGGCCTCGCTCCCGGCCCTTCACTCCTCATGAGGTGAACTATGGCCGAAACACTATCATTCAGCGAATACACCTCGGGAACCGTAGCGGTTGTGGGAAGATCAGCGGAAGCGATTTTCTTTTCCGAATCGTCCTCCGGGATGATCTCCAACCATGGCACGTCTACGGAGTCTTTGTCGTTCTCAGAACATTGCCGGGGTAGCCTGACGATCCAGGGAACCGCTGCCGAGCGGATCCGTTTCGGCGAGAAATCCACGGGGCCACTCTGGGGACGGAGCCGTGAATCGCTGTCATTCTCCGAAGCAGTGCACGGCTTCTCTCCCATCAGCGGCACGGGGCGTGAGTCAACCAGGTTCAGGGAACACTGCTACGGCCAAGTTGTCGAACCGTCCCCCAGCGTCGATCCGGTTTCCGACGATACCACCGCCTGGTGCGTCAACCTGGCCACCGGAGGACATTCCCGCTACACCGGCGCCCTGGACGGCAGCCAGAGCGAGATCACCGGCCATGTGGTGACCCCTGTGAGCCAACTGGGGAGCGACCGGGCAAAGTACGTTCACGACCTGTATATCCACGGCCGTCTGAATTCCGACCTGACCGTTACCACTCTCACCGACGAGCAGAAACGGCGCAGCTATACCCTTTGGGCCGACAACCGCCAAGGGGTGCATCGCCACCGGCTAAAGCTGGCAAAGGGACTGAAAGGGAGTGACTGGCAGTTCATCATTTCCGGAACCGGTTTCAACCTCCAGTCCGTCGAAGTTCCCCCGGTTATCTCCCAGAGGGTCAGGTGATGAACATCCAACCCACCAGCGAGGCGGCCGCCGGCTACGTCTGGTTCGCCCACCACTGTCTGAAGCTGGCTCGCCAGACCGGCAGACCGGGTGCAAAGGCATTTCGGGATGGCCGGTTGCTGGTCATCTGCAAGTATACCCTCGATCACGCCACCCTGATCACCCTCTCCCAGGGGGATTTCGCCATGCACCCCCGGTCGGGCACGGTTGCAAAACTCCCCTACTACGACAACGAGATGAACCTGTATACCCTCCCCGGGATCAACGGCGGGGGATGGCGCCAGACCGACGGTGAGTTTGCCGAGTTGGCCACGCGCTTCGGTTACCCGCTCGTGGATGACGACCGGGGCACGTTCCTGATCACCATCGACAACGAAGAGTTTGAGGTGGAGTGGGCCGGGAAGGACTCGGAGAACTACGGCAATATCTGGTGGCAGGGACTGGGGGACAATCCACCGGTGCTCTCCTGGAGGGGGCCGCCGTCCATTCAGTTCAGTATTTCCGGCGCCTACAACATACCGGGGCTATCACAGGTGGAATCCACATCCAGGGGAAAGTCCTACTACACTGTGTTCGGCTGCCATATCTATCGGGATGGCCGAGATGGCACCAGGTTCTGCCATGGACCGCAATGGTTCTCCGACAACGAGATGGCCACCCTGGTTGTTGGGGCATGCTACTCCATTGACTCGGCCGGCGCGACCTGGCTGGTGGCGATCTGCATAACCCGCAAAGGGGCCGGTTCTTTCGTGCTCCAGGTCTGGCGCAGCAACGACGAGGGGACGACGTGGAATCTGCTGAACGAGTTTGACACCACGGGGCGGGCCAGGGTGCCGGCGTTCATCGCTGCCGACGGCATGGTGTTCGTCTACGACGGGACGCTCTACCGCATCGATAGCGCCGTGAGTCGCGTTTCCCGGACTGGCAAGCGGATGCCGGATAACCCGGAGGGGACCAGGACCATCACCGGAGCGGGCGGTTACGGCAGCAACTACGAACTCCACGGCACAGGGTATTGCTGGCCTGGGTTGTCTGCCGCCGGAGAGCTGGAGTATTCATCCTACACCGCCAGTGCCCGGTTCATCTCCACCGGTAACGGAGCTGCGAATCCGACGACGAAGACTGTCCCGGTCTATCGGGGGAGTCCTGCGACATCAGTCGCGCTCTCAGTATCAGGTTCAGGTGGTGGAGGGCCTTGCGAGCCGGCGGGAGATGGTACGAATCTCGTTTTTACGGCCACTGTCAACGGTTCCTACTGTCAGGCAATCTGGTCGGGCGTAGACTGCGCCGACGGGTTGGCAGCGGTAAAACAGGTTGAAGATTGTGCCAGTATATTTTCTGTGTCAGTTACCATCCAACCGCAGAACATTACAGCAACGTACGAGCATTCAACAGCACTGCCGGCTATCGCGGTCTCCGGTCCGGAGCAGGTGTATGCAGGAGCGGCGTACAGCGCAGCGAATACTGTCGGCCCCGTTACCTGGTCCATTACGAAGGGAACCATCAGTCAGTCTGGCGTCATAACCGATGTGACTGGTTGCGGGTGCGCTACCATCACGGCAACAGACACCTGCGGACGCACAGGGGCTCTGGTAGTGAGGATGCCGACAGGGGTATGGGTAAGTGACAACAATCAGGTTACGGTGGCTTCATTCGGGTATCCATTGAACTCACAGTTTCCTACTGGGTTTCAGTGCAACAGTTGTTACGGTATGAATTACGTTTATGCCCATACACTTACTCCAAATATACTGGAATTTTGTGACGCTTATAGCGCATCTGCTGCGGAGTCAATGCGGCAGAACGGCCACGCAGCATTCCGTGTCATAGCTGGCGGCAAGCGATATTTTTCAGAACTTGAGGTTCAGTACAAATCGCGAACCGCTGCATTATCCGGGTTTAACCCTTGGGCGGCTATCGGTAGTACATCGGATGCCTACACATTCCTGTCTGAGAATTCAACCTGTGCTCACGATGGGTTGAATAGTGGATGCTGTAACTGTCAGTCAACCTTTGACGGTAATCCATTTTCTTTCGTACTGAGATCATCCAATAACTACAGCGAGACCTGGAGCTGTCCATGAGGTTTGGCAATCCCGACATTATGCAGGCGTTTGTAGATCTGGTAGATCCGTTTGACTATCAGGGATTTCTTGACCTCTGCTCGGAGCGGAATCTGGTGACTGATCTGTCTGAGCGGGAATATGCGCAATACGCAGGTATGGTGTTGCTGGCCGCACGAAAGTATCAGGACCGAAGTATGTACGAGGCTTATATGCGGTTTGTTACAGAAGACACGCCAATTCAGCGCCCCGTGCTTGCACCATCTGTGACGCAGCCGGTCACTGTTGAAAGCAATCCAGTAACAGTAAAATGCGGTTCATGTGGTGGGGGGAAGGTTCGCTGATGGCATGTGACTGTGACGCATACATCAACTGCAATGACCGAAGGATCGAGGTTCCAGTTATTGATGATTCGGCGGACTATTCGCACTCTTACGAGAACTCAGTCAAGAGCGATGATGTTCTTGGTTTCTATCAGAAAACCAGTCGTTCGTTCTCAGTTCATTACGGTTGGGATCGTGCTGTCGGCATTGATTACGTCCTGAGCGGATGCAGTGATTCGTACTACTCCTGCGACAGCACGACAGAGGCAATTTCCACATCGACCTGCGCCGAACACTGCAAACGGGAAACGAACGTACCGTATTACTGGGATCGCCAGCGAGGGATATATGTCTGGAAGCATGTTGAGGAAGAATTGTCGTTCAGCCTCGTATCTCATTTGACGGCAGTGTTTCGCATGAAGTGGGGCAACGTCCCGTTTCATAAACTCTGCATACCGACGTCTGTCAAGACGCACGGCAAAGAGCAGTTCTTCATGGTCAAGGCAGGGGTGAAATCGTTATTGGCTGAGGTTGAGTACCAGTACAACCCGTTCCCGGTTACTGAGAGCGGTGGTACCACCTGGGGACTCTACGGCAACGTCATTACCAGAGATGCAGTGCCGGACACGGCCGACATCGCCTGTATTCTGATCTTCCCGACAGTACCAAAGATGGCAATAACCTTCGACAACGATGTAGTTCACTATGGTTTCTACGACTACAACGCAGTCGAGGGAGGATTCACCGAGTCAAGCCTGCCGAAGGATGATGGTGGAAAGGATTATTTCTATCCCTACTGGTGTCGAAATATGCCAGTTGATCCGCTCTGGCGGAGTGTGGCAGACCAGCGTTATGAGGTGATCTACTCCGGTGGCCAGATGGATCTTGGTGGGACCGGCGTTTGGTATCCCCAGGCGCCCACAGAATACCCGTTGCCGTTCGGATCATTCGCACTGGACAGCAAAGAGAATTTCATCGCCTCCTGCATCCTCCAGTTCGGTGAACACGCAGAAAGTAAGGGAGTGGTATACAACGAGGCGAGAATGGGGAACCTGTTCACGGCCATCACCAAGGCCGGAGTCTCCATGCAGGGGCCGTATACCGCATTGCACCCAGTGGTGCCGCTATGAGCGCCTGGATCAGTAAGGAGTGGTTCAGTTCCGCCGCGACGAACAGTGGCACGACAACAACCGACGCCGGAAATCTGGACACCACCACGAATCCATGGTCGTCAGTCACGGACAGTGTCGACAGCACAACCGGAGGATCAGGAGTATCACCATCGATTTTGCTGGCGACCGATTGCTGGCTCAGGAATGAGAACGGAGAAGTGATCACAGACGAGAGCGGCAACGGTATCTCACTGGAGGGATTGGGTGCCTAAAATCTTTGATGCGCAATACGTTACTGACGTAAACGGAACCGGTTATATCATCGGGTATCAGGACGGTGTTTTTTGCCGCTGGCCGGTGACGATGGCAGTCGCGAATAAATGGCTGTCAGGGGATGATGAGCCGAATGCCGGTACGGGGAATAATGATGATTTTTATCTGAATGCTACTACGGGTGACGTGTACCAGAAGGAAGATGGCGCCTGGTCAGTGATAGCCAACATCAAGGGGAATCCAGGGACCAATGGCGCTGATGGGACCAATGGTACGAATGGTATCGACGGAGTGTCACCCAAGGAAATCTACTATTCCGCGTCCGGCAACTTGCAAGCACAAACCGGTAAACTCAAGCGGTACATCAGTGCGGCGCATACCGTCAGTAGTATTAAGGTGCTGCTGGGGACAGCTTCGTCTGGGGCCGCGATAATGTTCGATGTGCGTAAAAACGGAGTCTCCCACTCGATCCTCGGTGCTGATGCGACGATCCCGGAAGGGGAAACCTCCCTAACAGTGACGACGTTCAACGATGCTGCGTTGTCGCTGGGAGACTATCTCACCGTAGATGTCACCCAGGTAGGTTCGACTGCAACTGGATCCGATTTGTCCCTGGTCATTATTTTGGTGTAGGAGGAATTCACATGGCAGTATCAACATTCCAAGCCCCACACGACTTTTCCACACTATCGTCTTTTTTGAGCTTTGGTAGTCTACTGACAGCGTCATTAGCTGCTGTGGGCTTGGTTCAGACAAGTGATACAGGGCAGGTAGAGTTTACTACAACGACGGCAGCTGTAACAGCTACACAACTGACTAACAATGTTGCTACGTACACCTGTACATCTACAACAGGTCTGAGGGTTGGACAGTCAATTGTGGTAGCAGGATTGACAAATAACTCGTCGATATACAACAGGACCGGAACAATAGCGGCGCTGACAAGTAATAGTTTTTCACTGGCTGTGACGAACTCCAACATTGCACTAACACCTGATTCAGGCACAGGAACGGTATCAGCTGCTTCAGCTGTTCCAGCAAGAGGAACATCGGTTTATCAGATATGGAGATTTAATGACTCACTACAAGGTTCAACGCCTGTATATCTGAAGATATACTACTGAAACTACAACAATAACTATATAAACGTAATACTTGGGCCGCTGTTTTTAATTGGAATAGGAACTGGTACTAATGGATCAGGGACATTAAGCAATGAGTACATAACCGGAACGTCAACAGTATCTTTTTCTCCAGGCAGCAATACCAATATCACCGCAACAACTACAGCTACTGATTGCTATGTATCCGGTGATACCAATAGACTTACGATGCTGTTGTGGAGAACCGCGACATATCCTCACATTTTTTCAATAGAAAGAAGTAAGGACTCAAGTGGAAATGACACAGCAAGCGGAGTGTGCAGTACTTGGTGTTTTACGATAAACACTGCATCTTCTACTTACACAACGTACAAAGGTTTTGATTTCACCAAGCAGGGAGGGACTCATTATTCTGATGGATCGGCAATACCTTGTATCCAATCTGGCAGCAGTGCTACGCTCATGAATCAGACTATTTCTGTTTTTCCTCTATTTAATCCTTATGGAGGAATACAAAACCCCATGACAAGTTGCATGTCAGGAAAATACGGTGACTTCGGAGAATTGGATCAATTTACTTACGCCATATTCGCAAACAAGGCGATCAATTACTTGGTGAGTCTTTTAAGTAATTCAGGATCAGTACAAAGGAATTTCGGCTACGGGAGTTCAAACGCATTTATCATGAGGTATGACTGATGGCTCTTGCAGGAAACACAACAAGTATTCCAACAACTATCGTGTCAGCTGGCAGTTTGCCGGTGACACTGAAGGTTTGTTACCCAAATGTCAGCACAACAACAAGTAGTGTCGAAAGCTGGGGTTAAGTACATACTCTGGAGATTACGCGGCTTTGCTGGAAAAGTCTGGCAGGTTTATGTGGAGGTCAACAACAGCCACAGCCTTTCTCAGCTTATTGAGGTAAAAAAGCAACTGAACAGCCCTCCGGTCACCGGAATGGTGCTGGTGGAAAACAGATCCCCTGCCCTGAAACGGCTGGGATGGAGGAAAATTGACGATGGGCTGTATGGAAAGGTTTTTCCTTGAGGTGTTTGCGGTCTACATCGTGACCTGTGTGGTTACATCGTCGTCACTGTTCGCACGATCGCGCAAGGCCATCATCGCGGGCACTCCATGGCTGCAACCCACCGGGCACCCTCATCCCATCGAGTGCCGCCTGTGCCTGGGCTTCTGGGTATCTGTTCTGCTCTGTGCCTGGCAGGGGGATTTCATGACGTTCCTGCCGGTCTACGGCGCTTCCTATTTTCTCGCGACACAAGAGAGAGGGTAATAATCATGGCTATGTCAATATCAGATATGTGGACCAGCAATTTCGGCGTGCTGGGACAGGTGCGGGAAAAGGCGTTCAGCGCTATGTCTCAATTGCAGTCACAGGCGCTGGCATCGGCGTCAGCGCTATACACCCAGGCCACCACGGCCTTCGATACCCCCAACCTGACCTACATCGACGTGTCGGCACTGCCCACCGTGAAGGAGATCATGGCCGGCGTGCAGGACATCGTTCCCGACCAGTTCCCAACGGCTCCAACAGCGGACGAGATAGAGAGGTACAAGCGTCACGTCTGGCAGGATACCCACCTGGACAGTCTACTGGCCATGGTTATGTCCTCCGCAGAGTCGGGGGGACTGCCCACCGTTGCCATGCAGGACGCCATCTTCGATCAGGACCGGGAACGAAAGCAGAAGACCCTGGCCGATTCCATCGACATCATCAAGGCCCAGACCAGTGGTAGGGGCTTCAAGTACGCCAACGGACAAACCAACGCCGCCATCCTGGATCTGATGCAGAAGCACCAGATGGACCTGGAGAACCAGAGTAGGGAGATCACCAAGCTGTGCGAGGAGTGGGCACGACAGAACTTCCAGTTTTCCATCGAGAAGGGTATCGGCATCGAGCAGCTGCACATGGACTTCGCCTACAAGCACTCCACCATCCAGCGCGAGCTCTACACAGCGCTCGTGTCAGCGGTACTGGAGAAGTACCGTACCCAGGTCCAGGTCGAGCTGGAGAAGCTGGATGCCAATACCAAAGCGGTCATGACGCGGGCCGAGGCTTACAAGGCCAACGCCGACATCTCCTCCGTTGCTGGCCGGCTACAGCTGGAGAAGTACCAGCTGGACATTCAGCAGAACCTGGGGCGGTTCAACGGGAATATCTCGAACATCAGCAACACCACCGGCCGCCAGCTCAACGCTGCCATCGCCTACGCCAACACCACGCAGGGGTTGATCCAGGCCACCACCAACAACGTGATCGGGGTGTACAACCAGAAGAGTTCTTAGTAGTTGCGCGACCGTGTCAAGCCGCGCTTTTCAGTTGGCTGTCTTCGACCAGGATGTCGAGCGGAACGTCGAGACTTTTCGCTAGTGACTTCATGACGCGCAGGGTTCCATGACGTTTGCCGTTTTCGATTTGGGAGAGATAGGCTTTGCTGATATTGGCGGAAGATGCCAGCAGTTCAAGGGTGAGCCCGCGATATTCGCGCCAGACCTTGACGGCGTTTTCTCCTTCGACAAGGGTCCGGGTTACGATTTCGTGAGGTATGCGAAAACCGCTGTCATTGGCCTTGGCTTTGTCGTACAGCGCCACGTCTTCAATGTCTTCGACCGACTCGCGCAGTTTTTCCCATATGTCGATGGGAACAACGGCAAACACAGGCGTTCCGTTCTGTTCGATAATCTGCACTCTAGTCATTGGTACACTCCTCCTCTGGAACCTATGGCAACTACGTATAGAATAATGGAACCACCCTGAATTTCGTAGATAATTCGCCAATTAACGACTCTCAGGCGGTAGCCCGGACGGCCTTCCAGCTTCTTGATGTTGTTGTTGACAGCGAACGGATCAGCTGCAAGCTCCTCTATTTTGGAGATGAGCAACCGCCTGGTATTGGCAGGCATGGATTTCAATGACTTCAGGGCGTCTTTGCTGTATTCGATGCTGTACATACACATAAAGTTAACAATACGCTAAAATACTGTCAACAAAAAGACGAAGCTGTGGTGTGGCGAATAGGTCGCCAACTCTTATTGTGGGTGAGGGTAGTTGCATAACAGATTATCTTTCGGTATTCTGTCGACAATTATTGACGACAGAATCAGGGGGAGGCGCCATGGGAACTTTATATATTGATGAAAGAGGAATTGCGACGCCGCAGCGGCCGATGACGCTACAGGAAAACTACGGCATGCCACCGAATGTATCTGCAGGCCGGATACCCTACACCGGTAGCGGACAGCCGGTGGGGGCTCCCTCCGGCATTTCCCGGCCCGGAATCGCCACGGGAGCACAGAACGCGGCCCAGGTGCCGGTTAATCCGCGCAGGCTGCCGTCACTCCGCACGGGAACTGCGCCGATCGCCTCGACTCCCGCCGCTCCGCCAGCCACTAATCCAGCCCGAGGATTCACCATGGGGTCGTCAGGCGCCACTGTTTCCCCGGCCCGGCCGACAAAGCCGGTGGCTCAGATCAGCTACAGTCCCAGGGAGCCGCTGGAAAACATCGATGCCGACGTGAGGGCGCGGATCGGCTCCGGCAGTCGTCGGTTCGTCGGACCGCAGCAACCGGAAGTGATGCCCATCGCTACGCCCGGCAACTCCGTGATCTTCGGTGGTCGCGGTGGTGCTCAACCGGTTCTCCCCGGTGGCGGCATTGCCGGAGAATTGTACCGCAGGTGGTCAGGTCGTACCGGTCGTTACATTCCTGGCTTGGAACAGATGTGGGGAGGCAAACAAACCACGTACCGCGAACTCACCGACTTAGTGCGCGGCGAAATGCAGCGACAGGCCGACTCATCTGCAGGCCAGGAAGTTCGTCAGCAACTTCCGCCGAGGGCATCGGCGTCTCTTCCTATTGCCGGTGCACCGGTAGCTCCCATAGATACCCCTCTTCGCTACGAAAACCTGGGACTCGGCCCGAATGATCTCAGTCGCACCAGCACCGGACGGGTACCCACGCCGATCAAGCCGGTGGGCATTGCCGGCGGCGATGGAACCGGATTTGCCATAGTAGGTGACAAGAAAGTCAACTACCAGAACATCGGTACTCGTCAGGACCCGCTCGCCTCCAGACGCACCGATGGTATCGCCACGGCGCCCGATGGTCAGACCATACTACTCGGCAACTCGGCCGGCTATCATCCCTCCCGTGACGTGGACTGGTCTCCGGGAAGCGCCAACGAGCGCAACGCCCAGTTGGCGGCGGCGGACCGGCTGGGGATGACCTCCGATGGTCAGGGTGGTTTCCGCCCCATGAGACAGGGGGAGCGGGACGCGACCGGGCTGACGACGAAGCAGGAATACCTTACCCGCAACAACCAGGATATCCAGAACCAGCTTGCCGTCATCTCCGCCAACACGGGCAACATGTACGACGGCGACCAGAAGATCGAGGCGGCCCGCATGCGCATCGCCGCGCTCCAGGGACAGAACACCCAGTTGCAGCAGGGCATTGCCGGTGACCAGACCCTGGCAGGACAGAAATACGCGGCTGACGCCGGACTGGCGGCGCACCGCATCACTGGCGATGCCACGGTGCAGGCGGCGCAAATCGGGGCGGATGCGAGGAGCACCGCAGCGCTGGCGGAATCGAAGCGCGACCAGCAGAAACAGCAGAACGCGGATAAACAGGCGTCTCAGAAGCGGCGTGACGACCAGATGAAGTCCCACCTCAACCGCTACGACTGGGGAAAAATCTCGCCCACAGCCGCCACCGAATATGCCGGCCTGCTGGCCGACACCGACGGCAAGGGATACGTC